CAGGAGCTGGGGGTGTAGCATGGCAGCGTATCTGGACGACGAAGCATACGGCGTTGCGGCGCGAGACCTCGCCGGTATGAGCCACGCAGAACTCTACGCGCGGCGTGAAAAGGCGAGAGGCCCGGGGGAGCAGAAGAGGCTGGCGGCCTACGAGCACCGCGCGTTCGCGCGCGAGTTCGCCGAAGAGAGCCCAGTGAAGGCGGCAGTGTCGTTGCCGATAGCGATTCCGCTGTACTCAGCAGCAAAGGCGCTCGGCGTCGATAAGGTTTTCGGCACCGACGAGAGCAAGCGCACACCGGCGTCCATGGAGGAGATGAAGCAAGGTTTCCTCGGCTTGGGCGAAGGGCTGCGCAAACGATTCACCACGAAAAGGAAGTAATCATGCCCGACACATCGCCTGCCGGCGGCACACCCGCCACTCCGGCCCCTGACACACCCGCCGCTCCGGCCGCGCCCGCTGCGCCCCCGTGGCACGGGCAGACCGAGCAAGCGGCTGCTGACTACGTGGCGAACAAAGGCTGGCAGTCGCCGGCCGATGTGATCCGGTCCTATCAGGGCGTCGAGAAGCTGGTCGGGCGCGACCCGAGTACGCTGCTCGCCATCCCCCGCGCTGACGATCCCGACGGGATGCGCGCCGCATTCTCCAAGCTCGGCATGCCCGACGACCCGGCGAAGTATGAATTCGCCAAGGCCGAGGGGGTTACCCCGGACGAGGGGTACGTGGGCTGGGCCAGGGGGGCGTTCCACAAGGCCGGGCTCACGGCCGCCCAGGTTAAGGGCCTGACAGCCGAGCACAACGCCTACGTCGCCAGCGTGATGGAGAAGCAGGCCAAGGACTACGACCTCCAGATCGGCGCCGAGAAGGCGGAGCTGCTCAATGAATGGCGCGGCGGGCACGAGCGCATGATGAACGCGGCGCAGACCGCGGCCAAGGAACTTGGTTTCACCCCAGCTATGATCGACTCCATGGAGCGCACGATCGGCTACAAGGAGACGATGAAGTTCTTCGCCGGCCTTGGGAGCAAGCTGGGCGAAGACAACTTCGTGTCTGGCGCCGGTGGCGGCGGGTTCAACGGCGCGCTCACCCCGGCGGAAGCTAAGAATCAGTGGGAGGCGATGAAGACCGACCCGACGGAAAGCAAGGCCCTGTTCGATATGTCGCATCCCGGGCACCAGGCGGCCAAGATCAAGCAGGCCCGTTTGTTCAAGACTATGTACCCCGAGGCGTAGCCCGTGGACGCCCAAGAAGTTCGAATTCGTTGCATCGAGGCTGCCGCCGCGCACCCAACCCCCCATACCAACGGCTACGTCGCTGGGGTGTTGGCGGCGGCGGAGCTGTGGGCGGCGTGGGTTTGCGCGGCGACTGCGCCTTCCGGCGACGCCGCGGCCCGGGAAGTTCTCGGGCTTCCGAAGAAAAAGTAGCAGAAGGGGTATACTGATCTTGTGGTAGACGCGCGGACAAGGCTTCGGTCCCCGCGCACCCTCTACTGCACAGGCCCCCGTAAGGGATAAGCCGGCGAGGCGTCAGCCATATCGACGCAACGGCTATCACCAAACTTACGGAGGCAATCATGCCTGATGCAATCACCACTGCATTCGTGCAGCAGTACAAGGCGAACGTAGAACTTCTTCTTCAGCAAGAGGGTTCTCGTCTACGCAATGCCGTCACTACCGGCGGCCACGTCGGCAAGGCGGCAAGCATTGTGGAGCAGTTCGGCTCCGCGACCGCGCAGAAGAAAGTCAGTCGGCACGCCGACACCCCGTTGCTCGACCTCTCCCAGGACAAGCGTTGGGTCTTCCCCAACGACTATGAGTGGGCGTCTTTGATCGACAACGAAGATCAGCTTCGCATGATTATCGACGCGACCAGCCCCTACGCGAGGGCCGGCGCCGCGGCGATGGACCGTGCGATGGACGACGTGATCCTGGAAGCAGTTTTCGGCACCAACTACACCGGCGAGAACGGCACGACTGCCGAGACGTTCGGCACTGTCGGTTCCGGCGCCTACGATGTCGGCGTCAACGTCGGCGGCACGGCTTCCGGTCTGAACGTGGCGAAGCTGCAAAACGCGCACCGGCTTCTGCTGACCGCCAACAAGGGCGAAGTCATGGAGCCGATCTACGCCGCGATCTCCAGCTACGAGCACGATCTGCTCCTGAAGGAAATCCAGATCGTCAACAAGGACTACAACGGCAACGCTGCGGTTCTTGAAGACGCCGTGATCCGGCGGTTCATGGGGATGAACTTCATCGTCACCGAGCGGCTCGCTGTCACGGCCGGCAATCGGCTCATCCCGGTGTGGCTGAAGAGCGGCCTGTACCTCGGCATGTGGAAAGACGTGGCGGCGGAAATCACGAAGCGCGCCGACAAGTCCTACGCGACGCAGGTGTACCTGTGCATGACCCTCGGCGCGACCAGAACCCAACTCGGCAAGCAGGTTCGTATTTCCTGCGACGACCAGATCGCCTAAGGAGCGCACACCATGGCACACAATGTTACCAGTGCAGTTATTTCCGACCAAGACGCAACCCCGGTTGCGAAGGTCAGCCCGGCGGAGAAGGGGGGTACGTGCCGCGCAGCTTACGGCTTCCTCACCATCATCGCCTCAACCGCAGCTCAAACCAACGCCTTCGTGCGCGTGCCCGTCCGGGCGCGTCTCAAGGACGTGTCGGCCCGCATGGCGACGATGGGGAACGGCTCCGTCAAGATCGGCTTTTTCCGGCCGAACGGCGGGATCGCCATCGACGACGACGCCATCACCGCCGCCATGGCGCTGACCGCGCAAGCGGGGGCCAGCGTGTTCGATGCGCCCACTCCGGCGAACCGCGCCAAGACGATCGCTGAGTGGCTTGCCACGGCGATTGGCACGGCCGGCGCGACCGAGGACGTGGAAGTCGACATCGTGGCGTCCGTCGTCACCGTGTCGACCGGCACCGCAGTTGCAGTCGGTCTCGAAGTGGACTACGTTTCGCCCGAGTAAGGGCCTTCAGCCTGAGTACAGGCGTTCGCGCTCCGGGCTGAAACCCCGGAGCGCATTTTTCGGAGAAACACATGGCGACCAGGTATATGGGTATCGCCGCTACCGACGGGATCCAACTCGTCAGCAGCGACGTGGTAGGGGCCGCTTCGGGCGGAACATTGGACGCCAGCAATGTCGTCCAAATCAATTTCGACGATACGGTATTTGTCGGCCAGGAGGGCAAGCAGCGCCTCATGGCGGCGCTTGATCTCATCAAGGCCAGGGTGGCGTCGGCGCATGCTTGGCCGATCGTCGCAACGTCGTAAGGAGGCAGCATGGCAACCACTTACCTGCGTGAATACGCCGACATTGCGGTGACGAGCAGCAAGTACGCGCAGGCCGGTGCGGAACCGGCCATCGAGGACCAAACAGTTACTACGTCTGGCGCCAGCACGCAATCGGCAGCGTTCAACGCGGACACCCGCCTCATCGCTGTCGCCGCCCCGGCGACGCAGGCGGTGTGCTGTCTGTTCGGCGCAAATCCCACTGCTACCACGAGCAACTTCAGATTGGCGGCTGGCAGTCTTACTTTCTTCGGCGTCAAGCCGGGTCACAAAGTCGCGTTCATCGACGTGGCCTAAAGGAGCGCACAATGTTGGCATCATGGCCGAATGGGAATGCAATTTCATCCGGAGGCAAGCAAACGACATTGCAGCGTTTGGCTGCATATTCCCCGGCTCAGGCGTCCGACGTGCATGTGTTGCTGGACAACGTGATGCTAGACGAGAGCAGCGTTGGGGACGCGGCGAACAGCATCATCAATCTACCTGTCGGGGCCACACATGTTCAGTTTTCTGCTGCATTACGCTACAATAATTTGGCTGGTTCGACAGGTGTGTTCCGGCGCATCTGGATTGAGATGGATGATGGGACAGGCAGTTGGGGGACTCAGGTGCCATGTTCTCTAGCGGAACAACTCTACGTCGCCGCCAGCACGGGCGATGTGACACCTATGTGCGATACGCCGAAAATGTCAGTGGCATATCTGAATACGGTGTATGGCACACCTGTTACCAGGTTTCGCCTCATGACGCGGCACGACAGCGGAGGAACCGTGGGTCTGTCTGCTATGGGACCGGCCGGGACTGCGTCGGCCTATATGACTGCCAATTTTTTTCAGTAGCGGCTATGTCTGACACGGACATAGCCGCGAGCGCGAGCCTGAAACACTTTTTTCCAATGCTGGAAACGAGCGGCACGAAGATCACGGACATCAAAGGTGGCGTGGTGTGGGACGCGGCCACCGATGGCAAACTGCTGGTATTCGATCCCGCGAACAGGTCAGTTGGCACCAATATGGCTAGCGCCGACAACCCGATTCTGCTGTCTTCCGGCGCATGGGAAAACATCAGTTCCGCAAAGCAGATGCTGAGATTGGCGGCGGGTGAAGTGAGCGATGCTGCGTCTACGCACGTCCGTCTGGCGATAGGCGACACGAACAATATGCTCGGTGGTGGCGCTGGTGGAATTGGGATGGCTGGAAATCCGTTCCACTCGGCGATGCGCGCCACTGGCCCTGGCGGGCTCTTCGAGCGAACACGCACGGTCGCTAATCCGCGACGGCCGATAAGCGACTACATCGAAGACGTTGACCCAGTGTTTTACGACACCGCTTCGCATGCTGGGCAGGATCATGCGTTGCTGCTGACGTACACCGGCGGGGCCTGCCTGGATAGCGTGTACAAAGCGATGGACATCAATACGTGGACACCTGTCCTTGAGACCAATTTCGTGTTCGATAGCGTATTAGATTCAGATGGCTCCGGGTATGTCCCGGTAATTTGGGATAGCGTGGGAGGGCTCGTCGCCATCGCCGCAATGCGTTTTGCCGGGATGAAGCTATACGGCTACGCGATTTTCGTGTACGACGAGTTGCCGTCTAGGTACGAGGAATACTGCGAGGAGACTGTCCGGCGGTGGAGAAACGGGGACAGAACGATCCATCCCGGGCTGCTATGAAAGGACGTGATTGATGGCAACCAGTAAAGTAGCGATCGCAAACCTCGCCCTGCAAAAACTCGGCAGCGGCAGCATCTCGGCGCTGGACCAGAACAACCCGGACGCACGCGCCATGAACACGGCGTTCGACCTCGTGCTCGGCGCGGAGCTGCGCCGCTATGACTGGGTGTTCGCAATCAAGCGCGCATCGCTCCCTGCGGACGGCGACGACACGCTCTGGGGCGGGTGGAACAGGTTCAACCTGCCGGCGGACTGCATCAGGCTGCTCAGGGATGACGAGACAGGGCAGGCCGTCGACTGGAAGTTGGAGGGCGAGTTCGTCGTCACCGCAGACGCCGCGCCGTTGAACATCCGGTATGTCGCGCGCATCGAAGACCCGAACGAGTACGATGCGCTGTTCATTGAGGCGTTCGCGTGCAAGCTGGCGATGCAGACGTGCGAGAAAATCACAGGCAGCACGTCGAAGAAAGAGAGCGTCAAAGAGGACTACAAGGACGCCATCGCCGAGGCTCGGCGCGTCGGCGCGATTGAAAAATCAGCTCAGGAGTTTCCGGAAGACAGTTGGGTGAACGCGAGACTTTAATGGGCCGCGCTTCGAACATCCAGCACGCCTTCAACTCCGGAGAGTGGAGCAACCTGCTTCTCGGCCGGCAGGACTTGGCGAAGTACGCCGCCGGCATGAAGGTGTGCGTGAACGGCGTCCCGCTGATTCAGGGCGCGTGGACCCGCCGCTCGGGAACCGCGTTTGTCCACCAAACTAAATTCCACAATAAGCTGTCCCGGCTGCTCCCGTTTCAATACTCGGTCGAGCAAGCATACTGGCTGGAGTTCGGGGATCAGTACATCCGGTTTTTCACGGACCACGCCGTCCTAGCCGGCGGCACGGAAATTATAGGGGCCATAACCCAAGGCAATCCAGGCGTCGTAACGACAGTCGCGCACGGGTACGCGAACGGCGATAGGATTTTGATGTCGCCGGTAGTCGGCATGACGCAGCTTGACGGCCGTGAAGTCGTCGTCACCAACAAGACGGCCAACACTTTCGAGATGTACGACTCCGACGGCAATGCGGTCAACACAACAGGCTACGGAGCGTTCGTGTCTGGGGTCATGGCCGAGATAGTCGAAGTGGTTTCGCCCTATCTGGAGTCAGAGGTACACGATCTGCGTGTGACGCAATCTGCGGACACGCTCTACATCACGCACCCGGACTACGAGCCGCGAAAGTTGACGCGGACCAGCCCGACATCGTGGGCGCTGGCCGTTATACCGTTCTACGACGGCCCGTACTTGGCGCAAAGTTCGTCGGAGGCGGGCGACGCCGGCCTCAACTTCGCCGGCACCAGCGGCACGGTGGCGGTTACCGCTACTGGAACCGGGGGGATAAACAGCGGGCAGGGCTTCCTGGCGACAGACGTTGGGCGCGCTCTGAGAGTGCGAAACAGCGCCACGAACGCATGGACGTACACGCGCGTAACCGACTTCACCGATAGCACACACGTGAACGTGTATGCTTATGGGGCCGTGAATTCGTCAACGACTCAACTGAATTGGCGGCTTGGCGTATGGTCCGACACGACCGGGTTTCCCCGGTGCAGCACGTTCTATGAGGATCGTCTTTTCTTCGCGGGCGCAGCTCTGTACCCGCAGCGGCTGGACGGGTCCAAGTCTGGCCTCTATGAAAACTTCTCGCCTTCGGCGGCAGACGGCACGGTAGCTGACGACAACGCCGTGGCGTTCACCCTCAACGCTGACGAAGTAAACGCGATTCGCTGGCTGTCGCCGAATGAGAAGGGGCTGCTCGCCGGAACGACCCGGAGCGAATGGCAGGTCAAAGCCTCCAGCCTGAACGAGGCGCTGACGCCGACAAACATCTCCGCCAAGCCGTCGACGCGGTACGGCAGCGCCCTGGTGGCGCCCGTGTCCGCCGGCAAAGTGGTGCTGTTCGTGCAACGGTCTAGCCGTAAGTTGCGCGAGCTGGCTTACGTGTTTGAAGTCGATGGGTTCAAAGCGCCAGATATGACGGTGCTGGCCGAGCACATCACCCGAACGAACATCACTGAAGTAGCGTACCAGGAGCAGCCGCAAGCTATCGTGTGGGGCGTCCGCGGTGACGGGGTGCTGCTTGGTATGACGTATGACCGGGATCAAGACGTTGTGGCGTGGCATCGGCACGTACTCGGCGGCCGGAGCACCGTCGACGGCGCCGCCCCGATTGTGGAGAGCGTGGCGGTGACCGCTTCCCCGGACGGCGCTCGTGATGAAGTCGCCCTCATCGTCAAGCGTTACATCAACGGCGGGACCAAGCGGTACGTCGAGTATGTGACCAAAATGTGGGAAGACGGCGATGAGCAGGTGGACGCTTTCTACGCCGACTGCGGCCGAGCGATCGTCAACGCCTCCCCGTCCACGTCGGTGACCGGCCTGTGGCATCTTGAGGGGGAGGATGTCGGCGTTTACGTCGACGGCGCCGTACACCCTGGCGCAACCGTGACCAACGGGGCGATCACCCTCAGCTATGCCGGCACAAAAGTAACGGTGGGGTATCACTACAACAGCGACGGGCAGACGCTGCCGTGGGAAGGCGGCGCTCAAGACGGCTCCGCGCAAGGCAAGACCAAGCGGGTGTCGCGCCTCGGGTTCTGGCTGGTGGACGCCCTTGGGTTAGAGTACGGCCCGGACGCCGATCACCTGACCGAGTTGCTGCAACGGCAATGGGGCGACGAGTTCGGCGATCCCGCCTCACTGTTCACGGGAGTAATCCGCGCGCCCTTCGAGGGGGTTTACGACAGGACCGGGCAGGTGTATTGGCGCGCAAGCGGCCCCTTCCCCGCGACCATATCAGCGGTAATGCCGCAAGGCTCGGTATCGGATGATTCATGAGCGCATCATCGTTCCGTTCCGCCGGTGGCATCTTGAGTGGATGGATCCGCAGCACGCCACGCGATACGCCGAAGCGATCGCGCAGTTGGAAGGGGCGCACAGTTGGGTCGCAGTTGTCGATGGGGATCCGATCGCATGCGCGGGAGTGATGACGCAGTGGCCCGGGCGGCATTCGGCGTGGGCATACATGAGCGCCAAGACCGGCCCGCACATGCGATGGCTAACGCGGGAAGTGGAAGCGAGGCTACCGTTGTATAAAGGCCGGATAGACATGACGGTTCGTCGGGATTTTCCTGCCGGCCTGCGGTGGGCGAAGATATTGGGTTTTGAGATCGAGACGCCGTGTTTGAAGGGGTTTGGCCCGGAAGGCGAAGACCACGTTGGGTTTGTGAGGTTCAACTGAGATGGCATTCGTAGCAGCAGCACTGCCCTACCTTCAGGCCGCTATGGCTGTCGTCG